GAGTCCCTTCTTCGACGCGGCAACCTTTGGGCAGCCTGCGCGGTCGCGGTCTGCTGTCCACGGCAGAACGGCAAGAACGCGATCATCGAGGCGCGCGAGATCATCGGGGCGCTCGTCCTGGGTGAGAGTTTCATCATTCACACGGCGCACCTTGCTGACACGTCGGATGAGGCGTTCAGGCGGATGGACGAGCTCATCGACACGAACGATTGGCTTGCCCGCCAGGTGAAAGCGGTTACGCGGACGAACGGGAAGTCGGCGATACGTTTCGCCAACGGGAACCGGATCAAGTTCCGAACGAGGACGCGCGGCGGCGGCCGCGGCTTCTCGGGTTCTCCGGTCGTGTTCGATGAGGCGATGTTCCTCCCGGAGGTGTCTTTCGGGTCGATCTTTCCGGTGATGTCGGCGCAGCCTGATCCGCAGTGGTGGTACACCGGGTCGGCGGTTGACCAGACCATCCAGGAGGACGGGGTCGTGTTCGCTAGGGCGCGTGACAGGGCGTTGAACGGCACCGATCCTCGGCTGGCTTACTTCGAATGGTCGCTTCCTTACGAGACCCCCGACGAGGTGCCCGAAGAAGTCATGGCGGATGTCCGGTCGGCGGCGGCGACGAATCCGGCGCTGGGCATCCGTATCTCGCCGGACTACATCGAGGCGGAACTGAGAGACCTTGACCCGCGCACGGCTGCGGTTGAGAGGTACGGCGTCGGTGACTGGCCGCCGGTGGACGGATCGGCGCAGCATGTGATTCCGCTCGAGAGGTGGGACGCGCTCAAGGACGACCCTGCGGCTGACGGCGCGCGGCTACTTGACCCGGTCTGCATCGCGTTCGACATGACCCCGGACCGGTCGAAAGGGGCGGTTGCGGTCGCTGGCCGGCGGTCAGACGGACATGCGCAGATCGAGGTTCCAGACCATCGCCCCGGCACCGGATGGATCGCGCCGCGGGTCGCGGAACTCGTCGAGCGTCACGCACCGGCGAGTGTCAGATGCTCTGGCCGTGCGGCCGAGGCGCTACGGCCCCAGTTCGAGGAGCTCGACATCCCCGTGGAGTACGACGGGTCAGCCGAGTACGCCCGGGCGTGTGGCGTCTTCTTCGACATGGTTGATGAACAGCGGCTGCGTCACCTTGGTGCGGCTGAGCTGAGGGCGGCGATCAAGGGCGCGACGAAGCGTGAGTTCGACGACGGTTGGACATGGTCGCGGAAGAACTCCGCGATCGACATCTCCCCGCTTGTAGCGGTGACCCTCGCGCTCTACGGATTCGATCTCGAGTGGGACGTCGGGGAGATCAAGATCTGGTGAGCGTTCTGCGCCGCATGGGTGAGACCGCCGGGCTCCTCGCGAAACGCACCGACGGCGGCCCGCTCGAGGGCACCAGCATCAGCTTGTACAACACGATCATCCCGAACTGGTGGTCGGAGAACATCACCGGCACTACCCTTTACGGCACCGCCGACCTTGCAGACCGGGTGTGGGTCGCGAACCGTTGCCAGCAGTTGAACTCGCAGCAGGTCGCGTCGATGCCGTTGGTGTTTCACGGCACCGATGAGCCGGCGTGGGTGTCGAGCCCCGACCCGAACTGGTACCCGAACGGCATCGGCGACGCTCTGCACACCATCGTCGACCAGCTCTACGGCTACGGGTTCTCGTGCCAGTACATCACCGACTTCTACGCCGACGGGTTCCCCCGAACATGGACGGTGCTCCCGTCTGGTTCGCTCCATATCCGTGTCGTCGACGGCGCTCGCGAGTACAAGCTCGGCGAGCAGTTGCTGAACCCGCGCAGGGTCGTGCAGATCGACCGTAACCCCGGCACCGGCGCTCACGGAACATCGGCGCTGCGGACTTACGCCCCGACGTGCTGGGGGCTGATCGCGGCGGGGAACCAGTCGATGACGGTGAACCAGGGCGGCATCCCCAAGTTTTTCTTGAAGTCGGAGCGGAAGTTGACGCAGGAGCAGGCGGAGGATTTGCAGGCTCAGTGGATGACGTCGACGGCGAACCGTAACGGGGCGCCTCCGATCATCCCGCCGGAGATCACGCCGTCGGAGATGTCGTTCGACCCGTCCGACCTGGCGCTGCTCGAGACGCAGGCGTTCAACGCGAAAGCGATCGCGACCGCCTACGGCGTGCCGGCCCCGTTCATCAACCTCGCGCTCGAAGGCGGCCTCACATACCAGAACCCGGCGGCGCTCGGCGAGATGTGGTGGAGGTTCGAGCTCCGCCCCACAGCGACCCGCATCGCCAACGCCTTCAGCGCGCAGATGCTCCCGCGCGGCCAGTGGGTCAGCTTCGACGCGGCCGACACGTTCCTGCCGCTCGACCAGATGTCCGACGACGACGACGAGCAGCTTTCACAGGTGGCGAAGGCGTCGCCTGCTCAACAGTTGAGGCCAGTAACGGCGATCGGAGGTCCCGCATGACCGACGTCCAAGAGGCGGTCGACGTGGCCGCCGACACCAACATCGACCAGCGGCCCGAGAGGGCCGTTGCCGTTAGACGACGCGACGTGGAGATCAGCGCGGGCGACGGCCGGACTGTCAGCCTTCGCATCGCTCCATTCGGCGAGTACGCCACATGTGCGGACGGCCTTGGTGGTGTGCCGCGCGGCGTCGCATACCGGGAGGAACTAATGCCCGGACTGTTCGACAAGCAACTCCGCGCGGTCAACGAAGACGGCCGCGGCAAGAACATCTACCTGAACTTCGAGCATCAGCAGGGCCTGCAAGGAATCATCGGGCACGGCATTTCGCTCCGCCGCGAACGCGACGGCTACCACGCCGACTTCCTCGTTCACGACACGCCGGACGGTGACAAGGCCCTCATCCTCGTCCGCGAAGGAGTGCTTCGCGGGGCATCAATCGAGTCGTACTGGCTCAAGTCGATCAGGTCTGCTGCCGGTGTCGTCCAGCGTGTGAAAGCACAGCTCGAGGCTGTCGCGATCTGCCGCCAAGGCGCCTATCCGTCTGCGGTCATGACCGGCATTCGCACCGACGAGTTACCTGAAGAAATCGTCCTCCACGAAGAGATGCTCCCGATCAGGTTCAACCCCGAGCTCGCCGCACGCTGCCGAGAACTCGGGCAAATCATCCCGCAGCGACTTGAGGCGCACCCCGACGTAACGGACACCCCGGCTCAGACCGGCACCGCCGAAGACGGCACCCGCCCTGACCAGGCAAATGCCGACTTGGAGGTCCCGGATGAGCACCACGACACAGAGTGAGATTCGTCTTGCCTCGATGCTCGAGGAGCGCGAGACGATCACGAACCTGCACGAGGCGGTCATCGCTTCGGTTCAGACGAACGACGACAAGACGCCGACCGAGGCGCAGGCCCAGATGATCAAGGGGTACCGCGAGAAGGAGATCGCGCTCGACGGCGAGATCACCGAACTCACGGAGGACATCGAGCGTAACCGCCGTGCGATCGAGTCGTCGAAGGCGGTCAGGCGCGTGTTGGTTGGCAACACCGACGGTGTCGAGATGACAGGCGACGGTGAAACCGTCGCGTACCGGACGATGGCCGCGTACGCCCGCGACATCATCCTCACAAGCCCGTTCCAGACGGCCGGGATGATCGCCGGCCGCGTCGACAAACAGGAGATCGAGACGGCGAGAGAGCGGCTCCAGCTTGCGCGGAGAACACCCGCCAACACCCTCACCGCGAACATCGGCGGTCTTCTGCCGCCGCAGCACATCGCGCAAATCTTCCAGGTCATCGACGATAGCCGGAACCTCGTCGCGTCCGCGCAGAGAGCCGAACTCGACAAGGGCGTACTCACCTACCCGGTCGTCACGACCAGGCCCGTTGTCGCGGTGCAGTCCACACAGAAGACCGAGGCTGGAAACACCGGCATGGTCATCGACATGGTCACCACGAACGCGAGCACGTATCTCGGCGGCGGCGACCTGTCATGGCAGGCGATCAACTGGTCAACGCCGAACGCGCTCGACCTGTGGTTCCGTCTCGTCGCAGCCGACTACGCCCTCAAAACCGAGACGGACGCCGCAACCGTCGTCTCCGCGTCCGGGTTCCTGAACAACATCGCGTCTACGATCGCGACGTCGGCGTCGTTCGCGGAGTTCATGACAGGCATCGGCTCCGGCTACGCCGAGGTGTGGGCCAACTCCGGCCGCACCGCCAACACGGTGTACATGGCCCCCGACAGGTACGGCTACCTGATCGGCCTCACGTCGTCTGCGTTCACACAGTTCACGTCGGTGTCACCGAACAACGTCGGGCCGCTGAACATCGTCGTGTCTCGCGGACTGAACGCCGGCGAGATCATCGTCGGCGACTCGCAGGGTCTCCTCGTCGCCGAGACGGCCGGTGCCCCGGTCGAGCTCCGTGTCGTCGAGCCGGCGATCGGCGGTGTCGAAGTGGGTCTGATCGGCGCGTTCGAAGCGGTCGTCGTCGACGACGGCGCGTTCGCGACAGTCTCGACCGCGAGCTAACCCATATGACCAGTTACACAAAGGAGGCCCCTTCGGGGGCCTCCTCCGTTTCGGGAGGTGACGTCAGATGACCGTTGGTATCGCAGCGGCGATCCTGAACTCGTGGCTCGACGGGCTGTGCCGGTCGGTCACCTGGACGGAGCCTGCCGCGTTCTACGTGAAGTTGCACCTCGGCGACCCTGGGTCGGCGGGAACGGCGAACGCGGCGGCGAACACGACACGGACGGCTGTCACATTCTCGGCTGCGTCAGGTGGGGCGATCACGAACTCCGCGGATGTGGCGTGGACGAACGTGCCGAACGCCGAAACCTATTCACACGTCAGCTTCTGGGATGCGTCAACGGCAGGGACGTTCCTCGGGTCCGACGATCTGGCGGTGTCGCGGACGGTCGCGATCGGTGACAACTTCACGATTGCGGCAGGAGACCTGGACCTCGCGATCACTCCGGTTGCCGCCTAACCCGTGTCGCTTCCGGAGTCGATCACTGCGGGGCTGGTGGGGCACCGCGATGCGCACGCGGCGCTCCACCAGCGCTTCAACGACGAGCCCGACGCCAAGTTTTTCGGGGCGACCGGCGACGGCACGACCGACGACTCCGCGGCAATCGCCGACGCTCTCGCTGAGGCGGCAGGGGGAACCCTCGTGTTTTCACCCGGCATCTACGTGTTGACGAACGTGACGGTGCCAGCGAACACGACGATCGTTCTGGCCCGCGGTGCGACGTTGAAGCTGAAGGGGAGCTCGTCGCTGCACGGCCTGAACGTGTCGAACGCCGGCGTCAGCATTTTCGGGCCGGGCACGTTGGACGGGAACCGTGCGAATCAGTCGAGCAACGTGATGCCGATCTACATCAGCGCCGCGAGCGTGACGGTCGATGGTGTCACCGTAACCGGGTCGAAGTATCACGGCATCCATGCTGAGGCGTGCTCGGGGCTGCGGATCAAGAACTGCTATGTGACCGCCTCGACGAACACCGGCATCTACGTTGATCCGACGTCGGCCGCGATTTCGGACATTCTGATCGCGAACAACACCGTCGACCGCAGCGCCGAAGTCGCCGCCACGATCGCGGGTGAGGGCATCCAGTGCTACAGCGACGGCACGTACACGATGCGCTACCTGTGCGTCGAAGGGAACCACGTCATCATGCCGACGTCGCCGACTGCTGAGGTCGCGCCGATCAGCGTCGTGCGCGCCTCCTATTCAGCCGTCACCGGCAACATCGTCAGCGGAGGCCAACTCGGAATCACCCTCGACGTGTGCACATTCACGGCGATGACGGGCAACTCCGCCTACAACCAGTCGAACTACTGCCTCGAGCTCGCCGACTGCCTCAACTGCTCCGCAACGGGCAACACGGCCGACTGCAACATCT